GTACCTTTTTTGAGTTCACGTTCTACAATCTCAGTTAGCCATTTGGCGGGCATAATACGGGTAGCCGCAATCTCATACCAATGGCTGTTAATAGCCATCGCCAACCACTTTGTGATTTCCGCCCATGTAACTGAACGTAACTGCGCTTCAGAGTTGGCCGAAACAATCACAGACCCACCTATGCGTGTGGACATCATCCAGATAACTAACCAACTGACCAGCGCCGACTTGCCGATACCGCGTCCGGATGCGACGGCAAGCCGAAACGTATCGTAATCTATCTTGCCGTTGTTCTGCTTAATATGGTCGCGTATGGTCCCCAGCACTTCGCGCTGCCATTTGCGAGGGCCAGCGTGTTTCTCTAACGGCGTGCCGGGTTCGCCCCACGGAAACGCAAGAAGTACAAACGCTAATGGATCGTCTTTAATCGACGGCGTCCATAACCGCGCCATCAATTCCACTTCGTCCTGCGCGCTGTATACCGGCTGCTGCATCTGATGTCCTATTCTCTAACTGGGGCGCTTCCGTGTACAGCCCTTCAATGACGCGCGACTGCGCTTTCTCCAAGGCAGCAATTACGCTGATCTGCTGGTCGATGTTTACGTCAATCTGCTGCTTGGCTACCCAGCCGTGCTGATGCTTGAGTATCTCCAGCGCAGCTTTGCTGTCGCCATCGCGCGCCGCTTCGTACATAGTCTTAGCCGCTGTGTATTCGCCGTCAGTGCGACCTTTAATCTCAGCCATCTCCACCAGCGGGTCAGCGTCGGCCAGCACGCGGAACTGCCGCGGGGTTAGACCTGCGGCCATAGCAAGACTGTCACCCTTCAGGCCATAGCGGGCAGCTTCATAGATTGCCTCTAGCCGCGCCTCGGTGGCTTGCGTCCGTTCTGGTGTGAATGGCAGTGAGTAGAAAGTCATTGGGCGTACTATAGTGTGTTGCAAACCAGATTGCAAAAATAAAAAAATGGATCGCTTTTAGCCGAAAAAATAAAAATTGTTTGCGGACCGTGCCCGTGACAGTCACGCGGCCCTCGGCCCCACCCCTCCCCCCTCCTGCCAGCCAGCGTTCTGGTTCTGTTCTATCGCGTAGATTGCGGATGGCCTTTCACTTTGTGCTAACAACAGTGTCAGTAAAAAACACATCGGCTAGCTGGTGTGTTAGTGTGTTAACACAGTGGCAGACGTCATGGACGTCATGACAATCCATGTCTGCGATGAACCGATTGCGTGGTCAGTTTGCGTGGTCAGTTTGCGTGGTCAATCGACTAGGTGTGTTACTGTGTTAATACACTAAGGGACGTCATTTTTTCTGAAAACGCAAGTTGCGCCAGAAAATACGTATACTAACCATATAGGTTACTTTTTTTAGATCTCTAGCTTCTTATCTATTTTATAACAATATGACGTCCTTTTGGTTGTAAACCGCGCAATCAAGCCATTATTCGGGACGTCATTTGCGGTGATTTTCATGACGTTTTTTTTGACGTCCAATGACGTCCATTTTCATAAAGTTATCCACAGATTTATTTTTTGTATGGTCGGACGTCATTTAGGGACGTCAAAATGACGTCCCGATGACGTCCCTATTTTTGGCCTATTTTTACCCTCAAAATCTTTTTTATCTGCAACACATTTTGTTGTTGACAGCATGAGTAAGAGGGCACATAAGAGGGCATCAACAACGGAGCTACTGCTATGCCTACACTATCTGACAAAGCCAAAACATTCTTAGCCACTAAGCCTTATCTTATGGGCGCGGTCGCCGGACATAAGTTTTACGAACATCCTACACGCGGCGACGAAAGCCCGCTGCTTGTTATTGGGCCTGACGGAAAGTTGAAACTGTCAGACCATTGGGAGTTGCCATCGTGGGAAGAGTTGACAGCTTAATCAATCGGGCGGCCTCAGCGCCGCCCACAACATAGGAGTGAGACACCATGACAACTACGCATCCACTATTTCAAGCCGCCATTGACGCGGACAATGCATTTCAAGCGGAATTAGTTTCTGTTTACGGAGCGCGCGCGACAGAGGCGCGTTACGATTACGCAAAATCCACAGCGACACCGCGGCTTGACGATTTAGCAGCCGCAAAGATTGAGGCGGACCTTGCATGGCTGGATGAAATGGCGCGGTTACGCAAAGCCGCCTAACACCACCGGAGCGCGGAGCAATCCGCGCCGAGGATGGCGCTAGTGCCAATTATAGGAGTGAGACACTATGACATTCATTACACAAGCAATCGAGACCCGTTACCTTTTCGCGACCAACACTAAAGGCGCGCGCATAGAGGCCAGCGCATACAGCGGCAGCGTCACTATCCCATATGACTATGCGCTAAACACTGATGGCGCACACAAGGCCGCTGCGGACGCCCTAATCGCTAAAATGGGCTGGACTGGCACATTTGCACAAGGCGGCAATGCCAAGGGCAATGGCTATGTGTTCGTCAACGTGGAGGGCGCGTAACATGGTCGCCCACATTGCCGCCCTAAGCCTATTCGCTGGCGCTGGCGCGCTGGCGATATGGTCAATCATTCACACATTGAAAGGAAACTGAACCATGACATTCTATTATGAGGCCGACAGCAAAACGGGGAGCGGTGTGACCGCATGGGATGATTGCTATCTAAACGCAACATCTGAAGCTGACGCACTGGCGCAGCTTGAGAGCCGAGGTGTTAACGTAACGCATATTGAACAAGTGCAAGATTAGGAAACTGACCGATGACACACGACCGCACATATTGGCGCATGGTATCAGACGCCGCACTGACTGAAGCTGCGCGCTATTGCGACAATGACCTAGCCCTAGTGCTAGGCGAACGTCTGGAGACGCTCACAGACGCACAGGAAGAGCTAGAAGCGTTACAGATACTATACGACCGCCTAGTGGCTGAAAATAACGCCCTGCTGGACGATGCAGCGGAATGACGGCGCTGTTGGCTGGAGCCGCCCTATTCCTATTAACCTTATTATTAGAGGACTGACCAATGAACCAATACCAAATCGCAATCGTTTTGCTTTTAATATCGCAAGGCGTCACGCTGTGGCTGCTATGGGAGGCCGTTAAGCAAGACAGCAAATGGCAAGCCATGTGGACCCGCGAAAGTGCCGAATTGCTTTACTGGAAACGTCACGCGACCCTGCGCGACCCTAAGACAGGCCGCTACATCAAAAAGGTGAAACGCTAATGGATTATGCAGTCAAAAAGCAGATAAAGCACCTATGCGGCTATATCAGCGATAAATCCGCCGTGCTGCAACACATCAACAGGGAGCATAACCTGCGCCTGACGCTGCGCGACATAGAGGAAGCATCCAGAAGCAAGAGCCGCGCACGGCGGATTGACTTAGAGGCCATGACGCCGTCACCGCTAATCGTCACGCACAAGCGCAAAGGATATGACGACCTAGCCCTAGCGTTGTTCAAATACCATGCAGCGCGGTCCTATGGACCGGAGCAAGTCTATTGGCTGGATAGGCTGAACGACAAGCGCGCCAAACCATCGACAACATTGGAGATATAAGACCATGATAAAGCCACAACAAGCCGCCCCTATGGGGCGTAAACATCGCGTATCCTCCGACAGCGCATGGCCGCTGCGCGGACTGGACGGTAAGACGTTTGCGGAGCGCAAGCGCGATGAAAAGGAACAAAGCAAATGAGCCGCCCCATGTTTTACCCAATGGGGACGCTGGAAATCGGCGAAGTCGCCACCATGCCAGCCGACAAGCGCGGCGATGCCAAGCGCACCAGCCGCAACGTCTCGCAATACGGCATCCGCAACGGCAAAGCATTTAAATGCCGCACTGTGGATGGCGTGACCTTTATCACAAGGCTAGTTTGACATGACAACCAAGAAAGACATTATGCGGTGGTATAACACATCCATATTGCCGCCAGACGGCACGGAAGAACTTAACAAGTTTATGCTTGATACCGCCATCAGTTTTGATGCTTTCTGGTATTTGCCTGATGGTTCGCCGGTCGGCATCATTTACAAGGATTTGTCTAAAGCACTTAAAGCTTATGCAAGGTATGATTTCACATCAGACGACATCTTGAAGATGCACCCGACGCATGATGAAATTGTAGCTAACACGCTGCGGGTTAAAGATACGCCAGAAGACTATGTTTTTGACGCGTGGCGACATCCAATACCAAAGCGCACAACGCGAATAATTACGGAGGTGCTAAACCAATGACCGACAAAATACCAGTCTACATCCACGCCGCACGGCCTGTATGGCGGGACGACCCTTTTCCAACTGGCGGGTTCATAGACCCTGCCGCCATACGCTACCGCATCAACCCAAAGACGGGAGAGCCGCTGCGCCTTTTCGGCGACCTTGCGGTTATCCTGAACGATGATGGTTCAACCATCACTGAACATTGGGGCGAAGATGGCCGACTGCACATGACCAGCTATCGGACAGTCCCCTACCCTAAAGATTGGAAAGCAACATGACCGACGACGACGACGACGCACTGCCCGACAGATACACTGAACGAGCCGAGGCTACCTTGGCCTACCGCCTGATGGAGTATCTGGAGTTTCTGGGCGTGATAACCGCCGACCATGTAAACTATCTGCGCTACCCGCCGATTGAATTGATCGAGGATGCAGAAGCCGCATTAAAGGATGAGATATGACCAACGAAGACGACATGACAATCCGCAAAGCCGCACGGGAAATCTGTGCCGCGCAAGCCGCGCAGTGCGGCTCGGAGGCAAGCTGCGTAGCTTTCTACTTATCAGGCGATTACGACCACCTATTCGGACTGCGTATGGTCGAGCAAGGCATCCGCAAGGGCATCGAGATAGGGAGGTCGCTGTGAGTGGCGTTAAGACACAACACTGCCCCAACTGCGAAGCCACCGAGCGAAAACTGTCTGATTTCCAGCAGAAGGTGAGCGACATTGTGAAGGCATATACTCAAAATTTAGTAAATTATGACGAGGATGCCTTGGAAAACCTTAAAAGCCTCATCATCCCTGCACCCAAGCCTGACCCGCTGGTGGGTGCGAGATAATGGAGCAAAGCAAATGCCAATAGTAAAACGATCTAGTCGCACATGGACGCCTGAAATGGATGCAGAGTTGATGAGTTATTATGAGCATGGCCTACGGCCAGCCTACATGGCCGAGCGAATGGGGCTGACGATTGCCTCTGTTGAAGGCCGCTATAGAAAAATAAAATCCCGCTGGCCGAAACCAGCGGGGGCCACCGCCGCAGCGATGGTGTGAAATAAAAGCCCCCGGCGGAGTGAGGACGCCGGGGGCTTAAAAAGGCCGGAGGAGCAACGCCGACCTTGAGCCTATATCATTGCAACCAAATGGTTGTCAATTCTTGCCTATGTTCGGCATGATGCTGGACTTGGGCAGTTCCTCTGCCATTCGGCGCAACTCTGACTTGCCATGTTTCCTAACAAGGTCAGGCGCGACAAAGATATGTTTCTTGGTTGGGTAGTCCTTTGAGTTAAGACGCCCCATGTCAACCCAGCCAGCTTCCTTTAACGCATGAAGCAATGCAGCCTGCGGTATTTTCACGCCCGCAGGCACGTTAACTGCCAGAGCGTCACAGATGCGGTGGAAAGGCCCACCGATGACGCCATCGGAGAACACGCCCGTCCGAAGCCGCATCATGTCCACAAGATAGCTTTCCGCTACGCTCATGCCATGCTCGACCATGTTCAGCTTCCATTCGGTGACAGGCGGCGCAGCGGCAGGGTTGAACCGCGACACGTCGCGCTGCCACAGCCATGCGGCGCACTTTTCATAGCCGCCTGCCTTATACCAGTTCCACAGCTTATCAGCGGCGGCTGGCGCCATGCGCGGCGCGTGCGTCCACACGCAGAACCAGCGGCGGTCCTGTGTCGGCAACGTGATAGGCAGCGGATCGTTCGTGTAGGCAATCACCATCAGGCGGTTGACCAACTCATACGGGTGCATACCCTTGCGATTGACTGACAGCGTTTCAGGCGGCGCAGCGATGAGCGGCTTCAGCTTGTTAGCCATAGCGCGGCGCTCACGGGCCTCTGGTTCCTTTAACTCGTTCAGGATGACAACTTCAGCCTCAAGCGAATAGCCCCACTGGCTGTCCAACCCGCCAGCCTCAATGACTGACCGATTGCGCCAGTGTTGACCGCCCAGCGCCCACAGGAACGGCTGGAACATACTGTCCTTACCAACGCCTTCATCACCACCAATCAGGATGGCATGGTTAATCTTGATGTTAGGATGCTGTATCTTGAACGCCATAGCGTTGAGGATGTGGTCTAACTCCGCATCATCCGCTATCAAGTCGCGGCAATGCTGTAGCCACGGCTCAACGTCATGGTCTGCAATCTTGTCGCTGCTGGACACGTCAGGGCGTGCATCAGACCAGCGGTTGCCGTAAACCAACCCGTCACGCGTCACTAGCACGTCATCGCCAGCGGCGAACGTCACCGCCGACAGTGCAGGCGCGCCGCGATCCTGACGGCGCTCATCAAAATAGATGGACGACTGCACACGCTGGGTCTTCTTGTGGATGGAGCGGCAGTCAACGTGACGGAACAACGCGTTAAAGACGTTGCGGGCTATCTCTTGACGCGTCACCATGTCAAAATAGCAGTCATCGGACTGTATATAGGCGAAACGCTCGAACCACTCGCTTTGTTCCAGCCGTCCTGCTTCTTTCTTTTCGACTTCACGCACACGCGCTGCGGCTTCATCAGGGAAGGCTTCGGTCGGTGCGATTTTCTCATACATCGACGCCAGACGTTCAGCGATTAGTTCGTCACGCAAGCCCGGCGATACCTTCGGGCCGCCTTCGTTGGCTACCCAATCAAGAAAGGTGCGGCTGTCTAAGTCTTGGCAATGCCCATGATAGCAGCAGAACGAACGATCCAGCGGCTTGTAGCGCGCCTCAATCATGCCGTCGCTGTGTTCCTGATGGTTAGGGCAGACGATGCCGCACCAGCCGTCAGCGTTGACGTGCGACAAGACTAGGTTCTTTTCGGCAAGCCATGTCAAGACGTTGTCAAGCCCCGTGTCGCGCAACTGCACAGCTTTATAGTCGGCTGTGTCGCCTTCCTCTGGTGTGACGTCCAGCGCCTCGCAGATTTGCCCCAGCGTATACTCACGCTCAGGGTTGAACGAGACTAGCCGCGCAGGAAAGTTGTTGCGTCCGCGCTTCAGGTTGACGCTGCCGGGGATACGGCAGTTGCGGACAGCGTTAGTCGCGCCGGGATCAGTGTAGCCAGCGTCGGCAATCGCCTTGATGGCAGCGCAGAAGTCGCCCTTGCGTGGCTGTTCGCTGAACGCGTAGCCCCACTGGAACGAACCTTCGCTGGTTTCCAACACCCATGTCGGCTCCAGCGGGGGCGTCTTTGACTTAGTGCCGACATCGTCCAGCATCATAAACAGGACATACTCGACGTTGCTCGACTTGGCGGACGGCTTGCCGTCTACAAAGCGGTCAACGATGAACGAACCTGTGTTGACATACCATGCCTCGCCTTCTTTCATGCGGGTCTTTTCTGGCAGAAACGCAGGGAAGGTCGCCTTCGGCGCGCCGTCTGCGTGGAATATCATGTTGCCGTCGCTGTCGTGCTGCGGCTTCTGACGCACAACAAGGGCTGTCTCGCCGACATTGTCTGTCGCCAAGCCAGTTATATACTCTATGAACTTCGTGCGATCCTCACTCATCGCTTGCTCCTCTATTTCCCGTATCGTTCCATAATTGCCACTTCTGCGTTCAGGGGTAAACCCGACGCCCAAGGTGGCGGCTCACACATAATCTGCACCAGCCGCGCGGCGGCGGCTTCGGCTTCATCTTCTGGCACTTCCAAGACTATTTCGTCGTGAATGTGCAGCACTACGTCATCCAACCGACGCAAGGCGTAGCGCAGCAAGTCATTAGCGACAGCCTGCGTGATGTTCTCACACGCCAGACCGCGCCACAGCCGCGCTCTAGGCCATTCCTTAGCGTCTGCGGCTGGCTTCCATGAAGCCTTGGCATAGGTCAGATTGCCTTCCTCGTCGAAACGGGCGAAAGGATAGCATAACACACGGCCAGACGGAAGCGCATACCAAAGATGCAGTCCGTCAAATAAATATGTGACGCGCCCGATGGTAAACTCGCGGCCCTTGTTCCGCATGGCGCGCATATAGGTTTCCTCAAGGCCAGACCAGTAAGGCACGGCCCACTTGTTAGCCCTGCGCCATGCATCCACCATGCGCTTCGCGTCGCTCTCCGACATTAGCAAGCCGTAGATGCGGCCCATGCTGGCAAACGCGCCGACGCCGCCTGCAAAGCCGCACGCCAACTCTTGCACCTTCCCGATCTGGCGCTGGTCTTTGTCAACGTCATCATAGCCGACATGGAAGGTCGCCATAGCGTTGTGCTTGTAGACGTCCTCACCCTTGGCAAAGATGTCCAGCTTGTTCGCACCAAAGATGCTGTTGGACGCCCACGGCGTCACCCGCGCTTCGATGGCGGCCCAATCGGCGACAACCAGCCGCTTGCCTTTGTCGGCCATCAGCGCAGGGCGTAGCATACCTTTCAGCACGTCCGTCACGCGGCGGCCATATTCGGGAACAATCTGGTGGCCGCGCACCATAGCCTGCCGCACTAATGCAGGGTCGTCGGCACACTTTCGCGGGAAATTGTGGACCTGAAGCCCATATGATGAAGCGCGGCCAGTAGCACTGCCTCCTGCAAATACAAATGCTCCTCTAACTCGAAAATCTTCCTCATCAGCAAGCGCCGCGGCACGCTGGAATTTAGCAACGGACGATGCCCACAGATCGTCCGCGCACTGGATGACTTCTGCAACTTCCGCCGGAACTTCATCAGGGTTCTCCTCTGCCAGCACGAGTAAGTTAGCGCGCACGTTCTTGTCAATGGACAGCTTCTCGACGCCGTCCTTCATCACGGTCGCCACGGCTACAGCCTGCGGCCCTACCCTAGTTAACACCCAATCCTTCATCTTGGGGCTGCGGACGGACTTAATCTCGCCGTGCGTCACCTCTGCGACGATGGACTGTATCTCTGTCAATTCAGTTTCAGCGTAGCGCACAGCCGCCAGCGCCAACGGCCTGTCAAGCAGGACGCCGCGGTCGTTGATGCGCTCGTTGGTGTGATAGTCGGCCAACTCTTCAGCCGACAGCGGACGCTGCGCCTGCGCGATAGCGCGCATGGCACGGACATCCTGTTCGCAATAGTCAACCATCTCCTGCATCAGCGCGGCATCCTCGCGGAATGTGCCGTCTGACTGCGGGATGGATAGCGCGCGGATCAGTTGTCCGCCGCGGTGGTCTTTCTTCATGGTCGCGCCAGCGAAGCGGCCCACATCCTCAAGGCTGCCCGGCGCACAGTTGGCGCGGGCCTGCGCTGCGGTGCAGTAAAACTGCTCCAGCTTGAAATCGACCTGAAGGACATACCAGAATATCAGGCGCTCGAACGCTGCGTTGTGCGCGTATACCAGCCCCTTATGGTCACGCACGGCTTGCGGGAAAGGCTCACTGGGGAGCCACGTCCGCACGTCTTCGTCATCAAATGCGTATGACATACACAGCACGTCGGTGCTGGCGTCCATCGCGTAATTGTACACGCCGCGGCTGCGAAGGTCGCAACGGCTCCGTGTTTCAAAGTCAACCCATAATTTAGACATAGAAGTTCTCACTCTTCCGCTACT